CAATACTTTTGGTGGTTTGGAACAGATAAGTATTCCACAAAAATTGACACCAACAATTTCAGATGATACTGTTACATGGGCAGAAGCATATGGATTAGGAACAACATTCGAATATCAATTCGATGCTGGCAGAATTATTAAAAGATTGCTACTAGATGATGTTGGATATTTGCCTGTTCCTCCAGTTTTTATAACAAATCCATACTTAAATCTTCCTTTTATTATACAGTTAGATTCTGGAATTGATATTTATGTAAACGGAGTGCTGTATGATAGAAGGAATAATTCAGATAAACATACGGCAGAAGAAGTAGAATTTCGAGATTCTACTACAAATGAAGTTTTATGGATTTTTTCAAAACCTCATGTAGCTGCAGAGATAGAAGACGGGGCGCCAATTGATCCTCCATATGATAGAAATGTTGAAATGCATCTACGTGTTAGAGCTAGTAGTTTATTTGTTAGCGTCATGGTTCCTTGGAGTTGGTTACAATATACTCAAGGACCAGTTTTGATAGATCCGACAATTACTGATCAGGAAGTTGCTTCGAGTTTAGACGATGGTTATGAGACGCACGTTAATGGTTCTGTAACCGCGACTAATAGTATTCTTAGAATGAGTAACAACACTGCATCTAATAAAAGAGAATCTGGATTTTTTAGATGGGCATTAGCTATTGGTCAAGGATCTACAATCAATAGTGCAGGCATTGATTTAATGACTAATGTTCAAAATCCTGATATTTTAACTACATTATATGCTGAAGATGTAGATAATTCCGCGGCTTTAACTGGCACATCTGGTGAAATTACAGCCAAAACAACATCTACTGAAAGTGTTAGTTGGTCATATTCTGGAACAGAAACACCAGGAACAAGAGTAACAAAAACAGGATTAGCAACTCTTATAGCTAGTGTTATTACAGATAGAACCGGTTGGCAAAGTGGTAATTATCTTGGTCTTTTAGCACATCCTGATGGTTCATCAAATCACGAATTCGATGCTAGACAGATAGACGCTGGTACAGGTAGTGGGCCATATATTGATATTGATTATACTGAAGCAGCTAGCGACGATCTAACTGGAGAAGATGTTATAACTGCAGTGCCTGTTATATCTGCACCAACTATTGGGCAAACGCACGTGCTTACTGGAGCGCATATATCAACAGCCGTTCCAGTAATAGATGCTTCTACAATAGGACAAACGCATATTTTAACGGGTGCAAATGTTATTACAGATGTGCCACTAATAGATGCACCAACAGTACAAGAAACTACAATTTTAACTGGAGATGATGTTATATCTGGTATTCCAGCTATAGATTCTCCAGATTTTGGTCAAACTCACGTTTTAACAGACAACGATGTTATTACTGATGACCCTGTAATAGATGCACCAACAATAGAACAAACGCATATTTTGTCTGGAGCAAACGTCATTACAGATGTACCAGTAATAGACGCACCAACTATAGCACAAGAGATACCAGACGATCTTATAGGAGAAGATGTAATTACTCCTGTTCCTGTTATATCTGCTCCAACATTCCATGAAGTACATGCTTTGACAGGTTCTAGTATAAAGACTTACCAAGCTGTTATATCTACTCCTAATTTAGTTAGTGGCGGTAGTGGAACAACTGCCCCAACACTGGTCAATGCTTATCAAACTAATTGGTCAACAAGCAACATCGAATCAAAAACTGTAGTATCAAATTTATCACTTAGCACGGGGGATGTAGTTGTTATTGCTACATGCTCAGCAGATACACCATGGACAGCATCACTAACAGAGAATGGTAGTGCTTCGGCTGTTTTACAATATTCGCAAGTTGGTAATGCTCCAATTTATATATGGACGTATACAGCAACGGAAAGCGAGAGCGTAACTTTCACAGTCAATCAAACGGGGGATTGGCGAGTCTTTGGAGCTGTTGGTTACCATTATACTGACACTAATGGTGTAGGTAACAAAGCTTCAGCAGAAAATGGTTCTGGAGCACCAACTGTTGAATTTACAACTGCGGCTGTTAACAGTGCTATTGTCATGCTTACATCTGACTGGGATGCTGACGGAGGTACACAAACAGCAGATACATCAGATTTATCTCCGTTTACAGCAGAAGTTGAAGTGCATGAGCCTGTTATATATGATGTTTTCAGTGGAACTTATGATGATACGGGTGATACTTTACTCAATCTTACTGAATTAACTTCTGGGTCTGTAAGTAATAATTTCCAAGCTACGACAGCAACTATTTCACCTACTTATACTCCTGTGATAATTGTTGTAGATCAAGCTTTCAACGTAGGTACGTCTGGTGGTCCTGCAACAGTTAGTGGTTGTGGGTTGACTTGGACACCCATTGGCAGTGTTGTTTATCAACTTAGAAGGCGAATCACCATTTTACAGGGCACAGGCACACCAACAAGTGGACAACTAACTATTTCTAATTCAGAAGGTTCTAGAAATTCAACTTATGAAGGTGTAGCTTATGCAGTATTCGAATCTCCAAATATCCAAAGTATAGGAACATTTTCTAGTAATTCGGGTACATCAGGAACAACAGCTTCAATGACCTTGAGTGGTTCACCAACTGGAAACGATGTAAGTTTTGCCGCTGTTGGTATAGAAAATAGCCATGACCCCTCTTGGGAATCTGGTTGGGATGAATTAGTGGATGAACCCGAAACAAGTAATGTTAGAAGACTTACTGTTGCGTGGGATTCAGATCAAGATAGTACTCCTAGTGCATCATGGTCAACTTCAGCTGGATGGGGTATTGCGGGTTTTTACATAGTAGCTCAAACTAAAACAGTCGGGCAAACTTCGCCAACAAACTTCGATTGGGGTTTGGTTGCTGTTGAAGTAAAAGGTACTACTGGAGGAACCGCAGCAGATAATTTATCTGGAGAAGATGTCTTTACTATGCCAGTTATATCTGCTCCAACTCTTACAGAAGATGTAGGAGATCAATTAACTGGTGAAGATGTTATTACAGAAGCTCCTGTTTTATCTGCGCCAACAATTACCCAAACGCATATTTTAACTAGCGCAAATATAGCAAGTGAACCAGTATCTATAGGAAGTCCTACTTTAGGCCAAACACATATTCTTGCTGGATCACATGTTTCTACAGATGTACCAGTTCTTGATGCGCCAACTCTTACAGAAACTTCTGTTTTAGTTGGTAGTGATATTTCCACAGATGTACCAGTTCTTGATGCGCCAGATCTCGGTCAAAGTCATATTCTTACAACTAATGATGTAATAACAGATGTGCCAGTATTAGATGCACCTTCTTTAACAGAAACGCATATTTTAACTGGTGTAGATGTTACTACAGATGTGCCAGTATTAGATGCTCCTTCTTTAACAGAAACGCATATTTTAACTGGTGTAGATGTAAGCAGTGATGTTCCATTGATTGGATCACCAGATCTCGCACAAACGCATATTCTTTCTACAAATGATGTTGCGACCGATGTTCCATTAATAACTGCTTCTGATCTTGGTCAAACGCATATTCTTATAGGAGCACACGTTCTTACTGAACCTGTAGAGATAGATGCACCGACTTTATATAGTGGTTTAACGCATAATTTACTTGGAGAAGATGTAATTACAGAACCAGTGTCTGTAGATGCCCCAACATTAGTTGCTATATCTGCTTTAGTTGGTGAAGATGTTATTACAGAACCAGTATCTGTAGATGCACCAGATCTTGGAGAAACGCACATTCTTACCGGCGCACATGTTGTTACCGAGCCTGTGTCTATAAGTTCGCCAAGTCTTGAACCTACACATGATTTAGATGGAGAAGATGTTCAAACAGATCCACCAATAATAACCGCCGGGGATCTTGGTCAAACGCATATTCTTACAAGTGTGAATGTTGTTACTGAGCCTGTTGAAATTGACGCTTCAGATTTAGGACAGACACACGTTCTTACAAGTAATGATGTTAGTACTGAGCCTGTAGTTATTTCAGCGCCAAGTATGAGTGCTACCCATGAATTAGATGGGGAAGATGTAATTACAGAACCAGTAGAGATAGATGCTCCGACTTTAGTTGCTATATCTGCTTTAGACGGAGAAGATGTTATAACTGAACCACCAGTATTTAGCTCGCCAGATATTGCTCAGACACATATTTTACTAGGAGAAGATGTTGTTACTGAACCAGTAGCTATAGACGCTCCAAGTATATTTGAGAATGAGCCAGACGATTTACTAGGTGATAACGTTATAAGCGGTATACCTATAATAGGTAGTCCAGATATTGCTCAAACCCACAATATTAGTGGAGATGATGTTATATCTGGCGATGTAACTTTCAGTTCTCCAACTTTTGGTCAAGAACATATTTTAGTTGGCGATTTAGTTATAGCAGGAGAACCAGTTTTAGATCAACCAGATTTAGGACAAACTCACAGTTTAACGAGTAGTGATGTTATATCTGGGATACCAATAATTACTGCTCCAAGCATGCAACCAATTGATGCTTTAACCGGAGACGATGTTATATCTGGTATTCCAAACTTAGATAATCCTGATTTTGGTCAAACTCATAGTTTAAGTGGCAATTCTATTATATCTGGCGTTCCACTATTTGGTAATCCAGATATTGGACAAACGCACATACTTATAGGAGATCATGTTAGTTCTGATCCAGCAATAGTTTCTGCGCCTATTATGGTAGAAACAAGTGTTATATTTGGAGATGATGTTGTTTCTGGAGATCCAGTAATTAGTGCACCAACTATAATAGAAATTAATGCGTTAGTTGGCTATGATATTTCTTCTGGTTTACCAGTATTATCGCAACCAAACATTGGTCAAATACATGTTCTTACTGGAGATGATGTAGTTTCTGGAATTCCATTTGTTAGAGCACCGTTTCTTGCTTTGGAAGAGTTATACATTCCTCCAGATAGATTGTATACAATCTATGCTGAAGATAGAATTGTTTATGTTGAGTTTGAAGATAGAACTGTTTATGTTTATAACGAAGATCGAACTGTTGGAGGTGATGAATGAGAGTTTTCGAAAAGGATCCATCGGCATTACTAGATTATCACTGGGATTTTAGTGATTGGCTTGGTAATGATGTGATCTCAAGTTTTGAATTTACTACTCCTGTAGATTTAGTATTAGAAGATTCTTCTGAAGCTGGAGGAAAAGTTACTGGATGGTTTTCTGGTGGCACACTAAATAAGTCTCATGTAGTAGTATGTCAAATTTTAACTGCTGGCGGACGAAGAGAACAACGTTCTGCTAGATTTGATATGATTGATAAGTAAAAAAAATACCCTGGGGGAAAATTTTCTAAAAACTTTTCAGAAAGGAGAAACATTATCATGCTAGAAAAAAGTATTACCTATACAGATTACAATGGAGTAGAACGTACTGAGAAGTTCTATTTCAATCTTACTAAAGCTGAGATAGCTGAGTGGGAATTATCTGTAAGTGGCGGATTAGCTGCTCAAGTACAAAAAGTAGTTGAATTAGAAGATCCAACACAAATTGTCCCCATCTTTAAGAAGATGATCTTAAAATCTTATGGGGAAAAATCATCAGATGGAAAAAGATTCATTAAAAGTGATGAACTTTCCAAAGCTTTTTCAGAAACAGAAGCATATAGCGAATTGTTTATGGAATTAGCTACCAATGCTGATGCTGCAGCAGCCTTTGTGAATGGTATTGTACCACCAATGGACTGACTTAGAAAAGGAGACTAGAGGATGTTAGAGATTACTATACCTAGTAGAGAATTGTTTAACGATGAAACCCAAGAATTTTTTACATTGAAAGGACAGAAGTTAGTACTTGAACATTCTCTAGTTTCTATTTCAAAATGGGAATCAAAATGGAACCAACCGTTCCTAACACAAACAGATAAAAGTTATGCACAAGTAATTCATTACATAGAATGCATGACAATAACACAAAATGTAAATCCAGACATATATAAATTTTTAACTAAAGACATCATAGATGAAATTAGTGCTTATATTGCTCTACCTATGACAGCAACAACCTTCTCGCAAAAAGAAAAAGGAAAGTTAAATAGAGAAATTATTACTTCTGAGATTATATACTACTGGATGATTGCTTTTAACATACCGTTTGAATGCCAAAAGTGGCATCTCAATCGTTTATTAACATTAATTAATGTATGCAACATTAAGAATCAACCTAATAAGAAGATGTCGAGACAAGAATTATTAGCACGTAATCGTGCATTAAATGCTCAACGAAGAGCTAGCATGAATTCTAAAGGATAAAAGCATGATTACATTTAGACATAAAGGTAATTTTAAAAACACGGAACGATTCTTCGAAAAGTCGAAAAATTTACAGATTATGTCTATTTTACAAAGATACGGGCCAATCGGAGTTAATGCGTTAGCTAATGCTACACCAAAAGATAGTGGATTAACTGCATTATCTTGGGATTATAGTATAGAAAAACATGGCTCTGGTTACGATTTAAATTGGTTTAATACACACGAAAACAATGGTACCGTCATAGCTATTCTTATACAGTATGGTCATGGAACAGGTACCGGGGGTTATGTTCCTCCGAATGATTTTATTAATCCAGCAATGAAACCCGTATTTGATAAAATAGCAGAAGACATCTGGAAGGAGGTATCCAATTTATGAGTGCTACTGTTGACAATAGAATTGTCGAAATGGGATTCAATAATAAAGAGTTTGAAAGTGGAGTAAAGCAAAGTACTGAATCCCTTGAAAAGTTGAAAAAAAGTTTGGACCTTTCAGATTCTGCAAAAGGACTAAATAATTTATCTGATGCGTCTAGAAAATTTAGTCTTGGGCATATGGGGGAAGGAATACAAAATATATCCAGTAAATTTTCAGCTATGGGCGCAATAGGTTTTACAGTATTACAAAATTTGACCAATGCAGCAATAAGTTATGGCAAGAAATTTGTGAACGGTTTATTGACGCCGATGAGAACTGGTTTTCAAGAATATGAAACACAAATGAATGCTATTCAAACTGTGTTGGCAAATACCGAATCAAAAGGAACAACTCTTGAAGATGTTAGTGCCGCATTAAATGAACTAAATACTTATGCGGATCAGACTATTTATAATTTTACAGAGATGACTCGTAACATTGGTACATTTACTGCTGCGGGTGTTAGTTTGGAAACTTCAACCGCTGCAATTAAGGGTATTGCTAACTTAGCTGCTGTATCTGGTTCAAATTCTCAGCAAGCAAGTACCGCAATGTATCAATTATCACAAGCATTATCTTCTGGTACAGTTAAATTAATGGACTGGAACTCAGTAGTAAATGCTGGTATGGGTGGTCAAGTATTTCAAGATGCTTTGAAAGAAACGGCACGTGTAAGTGGTATAGCCATCGATGATTTAATAGATAAACATGGTAGTTTCAGAGAAACCTTGTCTACGGGATGGTTGTCAAGTGAAGTACTATTAGATACGTTAAAGAAATTCACTGGCGATTTATCTGCTGAACAATTAGTAACGATGGGTTATACAGAAGATCAAATCGAAGCTATATTACGTCTAGGACAAACCGCTAATGATGCCGCAACTAAAGTTAAAACCTTTACACAACTTAAAGATACTTTGGCTGAAGCTCTTCAGTCTGGATGGACGAAAAGTTGGGAAATCATAATTGGTGATTTCGAAGAAGCAAAAGCATTTTTCACAGAAATCAGCGATACTTTAGGTGCTATGATTGGCGCGTCTGCTGATGCAAGAAATAAGATATTACAAGACTGGAAAGATGCTGGTGGACGAGCATTACTGATAGAGTCATTAAGAAACTCTTTTGATGCTTTACTTCGTATAATCGAACCAATTAAAGAGGCTTTTAGAGATGTATTTGGGCCAGGAATAAGTGGTGAAGGATTAGCTGTTTTAACTGCTCATTTGCGAAAGTTTACAGCTAGTTTAAAAATAAGCAGTGAAACTGCAGAAAAGCTCCGGAGCATTTTTCGAGGAGTCTTTTCTATATTTGCAATTGTTAAAGATGTTGTAGTTGCTTTAGCTACAGGTTTTCTTTCTTTATTTAAGACCGTTAATGTTGATGGTGGTGGCATTATAGATAGATTAGCGGCTATAGGTGAAAAAATAACCGAATGGACTAAAGGCGTAGACATTGCAAAGGAATTCGCCAATGCTTTTGTTTATATTCAGAATGTTTTATATAACATTGGTACATGGATAGTATATTTTGCTAATTTGGCCAAAGAAAAATTTGCTGAGGTAAGCGAAGCAGTTAAAGAATTTATTGGTAGTTTTAGCATTGATACTTCAGGGATCAAATCTTTCTTTTCAAGTATAAAAGAACGCTTATCAGATTTAGGTAGTATGGTTAATCTAAGTAAGAAAGCGGATGAGGGTATAACAAAGGTTGGCGAAAGTGCCATAAAGATTAGTCCGCAAGTAAAACAAGTATTATCTTCACTAGCTAAAACACTTAAACCAATTTGGGATCAGATAGTTGAAGGTATAAGCAATTTAAATTTCGTTGAGATATTTAATACGTTGTTTAAAGGTATTAGTGCGGGTTTAATTGGCGCCTTACTATTAGCGATGAAAAGATTCGTTGATAGTGGAACAAGTATACTAGAAGAAGCTGGTGGTATATTTGAAGGTGTTACAGGCATTTTAGATGGTGTTAGAGGATCTTTAGAAGCTTACCAAGCACAATTAAAGTCTAAAGTTTTGCTTAATATTGCCATAGCTATTGGTATATTAGCTGCTGCATTAGTTGCTATTTCTTTAATTGACTCAGATAAACTGTTGGGCGCTATGGCAGCTATTAGTGGTTTATTTGCTAATTTAGCCGTTTCAATGGCAGCATTTAATAAGGTTGGTGGAGCTGGAGCTAAACAAGCACTTGCTTTAAATGCAATGGCTTTGTCAATTCTTATACTTGCCGGGGCACTAAATATTATAGCTGATATTCCTGCTGAGAATTTATGGAATGGATTAAAGGCTATCTATGCTATGATGGCAGGAGTACTTATATTTTCAAAGCTCATGTCTAAAAGTATGGGTGATGTATATAAAGGTTCTTCTGCATTAGCTACATTTGCAGTTTCATTAACTATATTAGTATCGGCAGTTGCGCAACTTGGTCAGATGAATGTAGAAACACTTACGAACGGATTAATAGCTCTTGGTATTTTATTAGCAGAAATTGCTATATTTATGCGATTAGCTGGAAATGCAAAAGTAAGTGCTAGTGCTGGATTAGGTATTATAGGTGTTGCCGCTGCTATATTAGTATTAAGCAACGTTGTAAAGACCTTTGGAGATATGGATGTAGCTAAATTACAGCAAGGTGTAGTTGCTTTGGGTGTTGTTTTAGCTGAAGTTGGCATATTTACCCGTTTAGTTGGTAATGGCAAAGGTTTAATATCGGCTTCAATAGCCATGCTTGCTATTACAGGCGCAATGATGATATTAGTTGATGTTATAGGCAAGATGGCTGATATGACTTGGGAAGAACTAGGACGTGGATTAGCTGGATTAGCTGGTTCATTGCTTATATTAGCTGTAGCTATGAGAGCTATGCCTAAGGGATCGATATTAAATGCTGCTGCTTTGGTAATAGTTGCTGCTGCAATAACAATTCTAACAGAATCGTTAACTAAAATAGCTGAATTACCTATGAATGAACTAAAGCAAGGTCTTTTAGGTATGGGAATAGCTCTTGGTATATTGGTTATTGGATTAAATCTAATGACTGGGACACTTGCTGGTAGTTTTGCTTTGTTAGTAGCTGCTGGGGCATTAATGGCTATAACATTTGTTATATCTGCTCTTGGTGCTCTGCCTATAGGAGCTATATTAATAGCTTTGGTGTCGATTGCTGCTGTGTTTGCTATTATAGCTGCTGCAGGATATTTACTTATGCCAGTTATACCTGCTTTATTGGCGTTAGGTGCCTCTATGGTATTATTGGGCGCTGCAGTTGCTTTAGTTGGTCTTGGTTTACTGTTATTTGCTACTGGTTTAACTGCTTTAGCCGCTAGTGGAGCTGCAGCAGCATTAGCAATAACGGCGTTTGTAACTGCCATGATTAATCTAATTCCAACTATAATACAAGCTTTGGTGAATGCAATAGTTATATTTGCGGAAGGAGTTATAAAAGCAACTCCAGTAGTCGCAAAGGCTATTACTACGCTAATGTTGGGTTTCTTACAAGTAATTATAGATACAGCTCCAAAGATATTTGAAGCTTTAACTGTATTGCTTAAAGGTTTAATCCAATTAATAGTTGACGTTATTCCCGATTTTGTAAATGCTGTAATAACGTTATTACTTACTTTACTTCAAACTATAGCTCAACGTCTTCCGGAGTTTATCCAAGCAGGTTTCGATATTTTAATTGGCTTCTTGCAAGGAATTCGAGATAATATTGCTGAAGTTGTAACTGTAGTTACTGAAATAGTTACAGAATTTTTAGGCGCTATTGGCGATAATTTACCTGATATTATTCAGGCTGGATGGGATTTAATATTAGATTTCATTAATGGTATGGCCGATAGTGTTGATAGAAATATGGCCACATTGTTAGAAGCTGTTGGGAGATTGGCTAGTAATATTATTGATGGATTAGTACGAGGTTTAGTTAGCGGAGCAGGCCAAGTTATTCAAACGTTAATTAATTTAGCATTAGATGCTTTTGAAGCAGCAAAGAGGGCTTTAGGAATTAGCTCACCTTCTAAGTTATTTCATTGGATAGGTGAAAAAGTACCAGAAGGATTAGCTAATGGTGTAGTAAAGACTACTGGCTTAGTTGTAGATGCTATTGGTGGCTTAATAGATAAAGGTGTAGATACTGCATCTGGTATGTCAAAAGCTATATCTGGAGCTTTAAATAGTGAAATAGAAATGGATCCGACAATCAGACCAGTTCTTGATATGAGTGATATAGTTGCTGGTGGAGAATTAGTGGATAGTTTATTTGGAGATAAATCTTTAAATTTAATACCCGCTTTACAAACTTCCTCTGCTATATCTAGTGCGTTTAATAAGAACGGAGTAATTGTTGACCAAAACGGAGTTCCAGTATCGCAAGCAACAACTATATCCTTCGAACAGAATAACTATTCGCCAAAAGCTTTATCTAGAATAGATATTTATAGACAAACCAATAATCAATTAAAGGCTTTGAAAGGAGTGGTTGGAACATGATAGAATCTTTTGTAATAACCAATCACCTTGGTGAGTCTATGACTATGGAACTAAGGAACCCGGATAATTCTGGGTTCCAAGTTCTGTCTGTTGATGGACTTGGGCCAAGTAAAGCTGAAATAGCTGTAACTGAGATGTCAGGACAAGATGGTGCAGATTTTAATTCAGCAAGAGCTAATACTAGAAATGTCGTTTTTAGACTTGGTTTTCTACCGAAGCCGGACATAGAAACCATAAGACAAAAATCATATAAATATTTTCCACTTAGACGACCAATAAGAATTCAAATAAATGCTACAAATCGTCAAGCTTATGTATATGGTTATGTCGAGTCAAATGAACCCGATATTTTTAGTGAAAGAGAAAGTTGTATAATTTCTGTTTTATGTCCTCGAGCTCATGTTTATGATATTTACGAACAAATAACAAACTTTTCATCTAAGATTAATTTATTCGAATTTCCATTTTCTAATGAATCTTTAGTAAGTCCGCTAATTGAATTTAGTGAATTTGGTACAGAAAGTGAAAAGAATATTGTTTATGAGGGAGGTATGCCAGTTGGTATTGTAATAACTATACATGCTACTGGTCCAGCTAATGACGTTGTAATGACTGATTCAGATACATTAGAAACTTTGTCGATTGATAGCGCGGTTTTAATTTCAATGACTGGTTCTGATATAATTGCTGGAGACGAAATTGTTATATCTACAGTTAAAGGTAATAAATATGCAACTTTAACAAGAAGTTCTGTAGATTACAATATTCTGAATGCTTTAGGAGCAAATCCTACATGGTTTGAAATAGATCGTGGAGATAATAGATTTGCCTTTAGTGCAGACTCTGGTTTATCAAATTTATTATTTGAAATTTCTAATGAAATAGCGTATGAAGGTATATAACTATGGAATTAGAATTATTAAATTCAAGTTTTCAAAGAGTTTATATTTTAGATACGTTTGTTTCTATGATCTGGACTGATAGATTTTGGGAGATGGGTGATTTCGATTTAACAACTCTCCCAACAACAAACAATCTAAACATGTTCAATAATGCATCATATTTGAGATTAAAAGAATCAGATCATTTGATGATAATAGAACATAAAGAAATTAAATCGGACATAGAGAATGGAGATCTTCTAGTTATTAAAGGCAGATCTCTAGAATCTATTTTAGAACGAAGAATTATATGGGAACCAACATATTTATCAGGAAGCATGCAAGATGGTATAGAATCCCTAATAATTGATGCTATACAATATCCGGACGATCCGGATAGAACTATATCTAATTTTACTGTTGATTTATCTTCTGATTCGGCAATAACTAGTTTAACTGTTGATACACAATTTGGAGATGGTGAAACGCTTTATAAAGCTATATCTGAAATGTGCCAAGCAAAAGAAGTTGGTTTTAGAATTATATTAGATTCTAACAATAATTTTGAATTTGGATTATATGCTGGAACAGATAGATCGGTTTCTCAGTCAACTAATGTTCTTGTTGAATTCTCATCGAATTTAGATAATTTATTAGAAGCATCGTATGTTGAAACTAATAAATATTTAAAAACTGTAGTACTAGTTGCTGGAGAACAAGGTGTTGGAAACGCTAAAGCATATGTGGAAGTAGATGCTCCTGGAACTCCGCCAACTGGTCTTAATCGTAGAGAAATGTATTATAAAGCTAATATATCTAGGAATCTTCCTGGTGGAGGAACTCTTACAGATGCTCAGTATTTAGATCAATTAGAAGGAAAAGGTATAGAAGAACTTGCTAAAAATGTATTTGTAGAATCTTTTGATGGAGAAGTTAGCACTGTAATGTATAATTACGGAGAAGATTTTTTCATGGGAGATGTACTACAAATTGCTGATGATTATGGTCACTCTACTAGTTCAAGAGTTACAGAAATGATATATTCCCAAAATGTTGAAGGTATCAAAGTCTACCCGACATTTACAACTACGGGTAATTAAAGGAGAGTAGTATATGACTTTAACTTATGGATTTTATGATTCTAGTAGTGGTGATAGAACATATAATGCTTTACAATTCGGTAGTATATTTGATGGTATAATTGAAGATGGTGTTTATGCAAATATCGGAAATAGCCTTATGGTTGCTGCTGATACTGGTATGAACGTTAATGTACAAAGTGGAAGAGCGTGGTTTAATCATACATGGACGTATAATGATGCAGATGTTAGTATTACATTATCTACTGCCCATGCTACTTTAGATCGTATTGATGTTATATATTTAGAGATAAATGAAGGTTCTGGTGTTAGAGCAAATTCTGTAAATAAACTTACTGGAACACCGGCTAGTACTCCTGTAGCACCAACTTTAACAAATACTTCTACTGTCCATCAATATCCTTTAGCGCATATTTATGTAAGCGCTGGAGTAACTACAATTTATCAAGCAGATATTACTAATAAAGTTGGTTTTACAGAAACGCCATTCGTTACTGGACCATTGGCTTCTATATCTTCAGAAGATCTTGTTGTGCAATGGGAAGCTGAGTTTATGGCATGGTTTGACGATATGAAAGACCAATTAAGTGTCGATGCGGCTGGTAATTTACAGTTGCAAATAGACGCTTTGGAGGATGATTTAGCTGCTCAAACGCATATTGGTGGAGATGGTGCTTTAATCGCTACCGATGCTTTAGCTGCTAGTGCAGTAACGGCAGCTAAACTTGCTGCTGGAGCAGTAACATCTTCTAAACTTGGTGCGGGTGCTGTAACACAAGATAAGATAGCTAATGAAGCTGTAGGTACAGTACAACTTGGTCCTTATGCAGTTACAAGTGCTAAAATAGCTAATTACGCTATTGGTATGAATCAATTAAGCTCTCAAGTTGCTGGAAACGGTTTACTTGGTGGAAGTGGTTCACAATTATATATTAATACTGATGATACTACGTTATATGTAGATAATGATGTTTTAAAAATTAAAGCTAGAACTAGACGAATTTGGGTTCCGGCTGGTATGTTAGTAGAATCTGGATCTGTAGCTGGAGGTTCTATTAATGGAGTTTATAATGCTGGTTTATGGTATAATGCTGCTGGATATTTGGCTAGCAGTATTGTTATACCAGAAAATTTAGGAACAAATCCCACATTTAAAGTATATTGGTATTCTCCTACTTCTGGCGCAGCTAGGTTGTCTGCGGATTATTTTGTTGTTGGTGATACTGATAGTATTCCAGGAACATCTACGGTTGCTGTTACAGCAACAAATCCCGGTGCTAATAAGATAAGTTTAGATAGTCTTGGCACCTTAAGCGGATCCTTCCAACAAGGTGATATTTTATCTTTCCTTCTTACTAGATTATATGGTCACGCTGGCGATACGTTGGATAGTGCTATGGTATATGTGTTGGGTGTTCTAATAGAATACTCTTCTACTTTATAGGAGCATATAATGGATCTTGGAATACATATTCTTGAACTTTTAGTAACATTATTAGTAGCCCTTTTAGGATCCGCCGGTTTTTGGAGTGTCGCCAATCGAAAAAGGAGCGATAAAGATCTTACAAGAAGACTATTAATTGGCTTAGCGCATGATAGAATTGTGTATTTGTGTCTTCGTTATATTCAACGCGGATCAATTACCCAAGATGAATACGAGAATTTAGCAGTATTCTTGTACCGGCCCTATATAGATATTGGAGGGAATGGTTCTGTTATGAGATTAATGACAGAAGTTGATAAATTACCAATAGCTCCTATATCCTCATTAACCCCAGATTCATTAAAAGATTTGAAAGGAAATCAAAATCATGTTCATGGACAACAAAACGTATGACGTACTAAAATGGATTGCCCAATATTTGCTTCCTGGTGCTTCAACTTTATATTTTGCATTAGGAGCCATTTGGCCTTTGCCTTACGTAGAACAAATTGTAGGTACTATTATGGCATTTGATGTATTTTTGGGTGCTGTATTAGGTATTAGTAATATGCAATACGAAAGAGCTAAGATGCTTGAAGGTTCTGGCGAATTAGTTGTTAATACTGGTTCGGATTATGACCCATTTGTAGAAGAACCAAAATCTATATTTAAGCTTAGCTCAGAGGCATATGAACGTATTAAATGGGGTGTTTTAATCGGTTTGCCAGCAAGTGGTACGTTATATTTGGCTCTTTCACAATT